CGCGCCAGAAGCGCCCGCAGGGGCAGGCGAGGATTCCTTGCGCGACTGGTCCGAGGTCGCCGCCGCAGCTTGGGCACCGGACGCGGCAGATGCCGCCGCTTTTGGGTCAGCGTCCGCCGCCTCCCCGCTGGGGGTTGCGTCCACTACCGTCGCGGCTGCCTGCTCTGCCGTGGCCATCTACCCGTAAGGCGCCGTTGGCCCCTTGACGCTAGACGACAGCGGCTTCCATCGGCGGCGCGGCCACTGCGGGTGCAGCCGGCATGGCCTCTGGTGCAGCCGTCGCGGCGGCCAGCACCTCGGGCCCGGGGGCGGGCATCTGGGCGGGCGCCATGACGGGGGCTGGCGCGGGAACACCCGACATGACCGGGGCGGGAGCCATGGCGTTGGTGTTCGCTGGGGCGGGCTGCGGGAGGTTCTCCTGGGCCTCGGACACGTACCGGCGCATGGCGTCCAGCCGCTCCTCGGCCACGTCCTCGTTGCGGGCCCGCAGGTACGCCATCAAGGCGTAGTCGTAGGTGAGTTGGGGGTCTCCCAGGGGCTCTGGGCTGCGGTACTTGCCCTCGTCCAGAATGAGCTCGACGTCGCGCTCCACGATCTCCAGGGCCGCGGTGAGGAGCGAGACCGACGCGGTGGTGTCGGGCAGCTCGAGCATCTCGAGGAACTGCGCACGGGTGACCCCGCCCGACTGGTAGAGCTCGATCGCGTACTCGCGCTTGCCCGCTGGCGTCGTGGGCAGCGTGCTCGTCGGCTGCGGCTTCATGACGTACTGCTCGCGCTTGATGTCGAGCTTCGCCCAGTCGATGGACTCGAGGAACTTGTCGCCGGGGACCTGGACCTGGATCTTCCGGCCCTCCTCCTCCTTCAGCTCGTCGGCGGTCTCCACGCACTGCTCGCCGATGTCCACGAAGAACCGCTCCCAGGCCTGACCCACGGGGGAGAAGCGCATGTCCTCCCGGTCCAGAAGCTCACGCAGAGCCACGGCGCTTGAGATGCCCTGCGGCTTCTCGGCAGTGGCAGAGAGAGCCGATATGCCCGTCACCTCGAAGGCCCGCTTGAACCAGGTCTCCACCTCCCGGTACATCTCGGGGCTCGCGCCCGACCCGACGATCTCCTGGACAGCGGCGCGGGGATCTCCGTTCACCGGGACGATGCCCGCCACCAGGTTGGAGAGATGGTCCTCGTTGACCATCCCGTTCTGGACGTAGAGGCGGGGGATGCAGTTGAGCTTCTGGCCCTCGTCGATGACCTCGAGGAGGTCGTTCAGCTTGATCTGGATGGGGACCAGCTGCTCCGCGAGGGAGCGGCCCCACATCCCGACGCCCGCGGGGTTCCAGTGGAGCCAGGAGAACGGGAACTTGCGCCGCTTCCACTCCTGCTGCCACAGGATCGCCCCGTTCACGGCCACCACGTACCGGCCGCCCTTGCCGTCGGACCCAGGGAGGTGCCAGCCCTGGAACACCCGGACCATGTCCGAGTTGACCGAGCGATAGCCCATCTCGAGGTCGGAGTAGTTCGCCTTCGCGGTCCTGATGGCGAGCTCGGCGGCGGTGCGCTCCTCGCGATTCTTGATGAGCGGGAGCCACTTGTCGCAGACGGCATCCACGTGCTGGTACCGGCCGCGGAAGAGGTTGCGCAGGGACTTGAGCCCCTCCCGCGCCTCGCCCTCGTCGAGCATCAACTCGTCGCAGAGCACGCGGTCGTTGCAGATGTTCCCCTCGTCGTCCCCGTAGGTGTGGATGACGCCAGAGCCGAAGAGGGTCGCGTCCCGGAACGCCTGCCGCCCGTCGTCGTTGTAGAGGTTCCCGTAGTGGAAGACGCCGTCGAGGAACTGGGTGAGCTGCTTGGCGGTCCTGCGGAGCGAGTAGTTGCCCTTCTCGGTCAAGAACTGCACACGGGGACGGGAGCGGCTGATCTTGGCCAGCAGGGTGTCGACGCAGGACTGGGTGACGTTGAGGGTGAGGTAGACGCCCGAGTCGTACATCCCCGAGGCGGTGCCGGCCTCGTAGATGCTGCTCAAGTCGCGGTTGAAGTAGAGCTTGGCGTGGCGGAGGTTCATCGCCCGCCTGCTCTCCTGATCGCGGTAGATGTTCTCCGCCAGCGTCACCATCTTGCGGGCTGCGCTCGTGGCGTCGGTGTCCTGCCACCAGGCGGGCTCGCGGACGAAGGCCGCGGTCTCGGATGCGGCCTGGAGGCTCACCGCTTCCCCCACAGGAGGTCGAACGCCCACTGGCGCAGCCGTTCGTGAGCCGCGTCTATCTCGGCCTGGATGGCCGCCATGGTCTCGGGCGAGTTGAGATACCGCTCCAGCACCTCGGCCGCGCGCCCGTCGGCCTCGGCGTCGCTCGACGCCGTGACGGTCACCTTGAACGTCTTCGTGACGCTCACGTCAGGTCACCCGTTCCGCCCACGTCCACGGCGGGGATTGCTGGGGGCCGGGGCTTGGGGGCGTCGGCCTTGCGCTGGAAGCCGGGGAGGCGGCCGAAGATGCGCTCCTCCTCGGTCTTAGGAGGCTTGGGGATGAACTCCTCGCCCTCGGCGGGCTTCGGGGTGAGCGGCGCGAGCTTCAACTTGACGTGCTTCACGCCGTCCCACCCCTCCCCCTCGTACTCCAGGGTGCCGATCGCCCGGAGATCGCCGAGCATGGCCAGGAACTCGGCGCGGGTCACTTCGTCTCCATCACCTTGGCGAGGTACCCCGACCCGTTGCGCTTCACGTCCAGGACCCGCGTCCCCTGCTCACGGGCGAAGGCGTAGACGGCATCGAGGGTCGGGGCGGTGAACCAGACGTGCTGGCCCCGGGCGAAGAACTGGAGATCCTCCGGGGGCGCTGCCTTCTCGGGCTCCATCTACCCTAGAGGCGCCCTTGGCCCCTACCGCAGGAGGGCGCGGGGGTTCTTCCGGGGCGCGATCTTCTCGGTCCAGGGCTTCGCCCGCTCCGCCACGCGGGCCGCCATGCGCTTCTGGCGGGCCAGGGCTGCGACCTCCTCGGGGTCCACGGGCTCGGGAGCCGGGGCCTTGTACCAGTGGTGGCGGGCCAGGCGGTAGGCGTAGAGCGCAGCGTCGATGGTGTCCGGGAAGTGGTTGGCCACCACCTTCTGCACCGCAGCCGGATCCCACTCGGGGACCTGGAGATCGGCGATGAACTCCCGATCGCTGCGGTCGATGGCGATGGAGCCGTTGCGCAAGTCGTCGCGCATCAGCATGCAGGCGGCCGCCTTGTCGGTCTTCTCGGCGGGCTCCATCGAGCCGGTACCAGCGCCGGGGAACATCCCCTTCATGTCCTCGATGAGCGCCTTCCCGCCACCACCCGGATCGCCGACCACCCCCACGACGTCCCCCAGCTTGCGGAACTCCGCCCACGTTTCGCGCACGAGCGCCATCTGACGGGATGCTCCAAGCTGCTCGCCGTGCGGGGACCGCGCGCTCTTCCACATCCACAGGCGGGGACTCTGCGGCGTCCAGCCCCAGACGTGGACAGCGGTGCGGTCGACGGTCCCGAAGTCGGCACCCAGCACGAAGCGCCACGGACCACCTGGCCTGGCCTCACGGTCGAAGCCGTTTCGCCCGTCCTCGTAGCTGAAAATCTGGCGGTTGAGGTCGGGGACGAACTCGGCGAAGAACTCGCGCCTGATGCTCGGGTCGGTCTCGTCGCAGCCGCGCTCCTTGCAGGCCTTGGCGATGAGCTTGGCGGTCTCCCCCGGCGGAGCAATGGGGTTGTCGTACGCCGTGGCGCGGTGGTGGCTGTACTCGGGGTCAATGGTCCGCTCGTACCAGTAGCCGCGGGGCGATCCGCCGGTACCAGCGAAGATGACCCCGCCCATCACGTCGTTGAGGCGCGGGTAGATGACCGACTCGTAGAAGTACCGCAGCAGCTCCGGGTCCCAGTCCTGGCACTCGTCGAGGAACCAGAGCTTCGGCCGCTGGCGACCACGGAGGTCGTTGGCCATCTTCTTGTTCTCGACGCCGGTGACAGTCAGCTTCGACTGCGTGGGCAGCCGCATCGTGTGGTTGGTGAGGTTGACGTCCGCCCCGACGTCCATGTCCTCGGCGACGATGGTCAATTCGTCCCACACCGTCGCCACCGCGCGCTTGATGCTGGTCGAGACGTAGAAGACCTGGACGCGCTCCGACCGCATGGCGGCTTGTAGGAGGGCGTAGGCAGACCCACGCGTCTTGCCCGCGCCGCGTCCCGCGAGCCAGTCCTGCCACCGGGCCGTGTCCGCTACCGCAGCCCGCTGCCACCCGCGCGTCTCCGCGCTGGGGTCAAACGTCGCCGCTTTGCTTCGGCGCGCGGCCTCGGCGGCGAGCCTGGCTTGCCACTCCGGGGGTAGTTGCATCCTGCTCCTCGGTCAACGACACAGCACCCACCGGGTTAGTGGCGCCGACGGTTCCGTGAGCGGCCGTGTCACGCTCCTTTGGACTCGGAGGTCCGTCGCCGTTCTCCATCTCCCCGGTGAGTGCTCTGCCGTCCACCTCCGCCCCGTCCACCCGATGCCACGGGACGATCACCGTGGTCTCGCCTCGGGTCGCCACGATGCCGAAGGGCTCGGCGCGCATCTGCCATTCGGGCGCGGCCATGACGCCCTCTCCCGTGCCGACGGAGCCGCGGAGCTCGACGTCCCCGAGCCAGCGCCCTCCGTTGATCTTCAGTCGCTTGATGGTCATGGGGTCTCCTTGCCGATGATGCCCTCGACGTCGCGGGCCAGCTTCTCCAGTTCGCGCACGCGCTCGCGCGCTTCCTCCATCGGGCCGTGGACGCTCTTCGCCAGCCCCACGATGAGCACCGAGACAGCCATCTCAGGCGACTGCTCGGCGGGTGTCTCGTCACGAGAGATGCGTCGCTCGACTGCGCTGGCGTTTCCGAGCCCGGCACGCCAACCGTCGGCGCCGTACACCAGCACGACATTGGGCCGTCGCGTGCGGTCCTCGCCGTGCAGTGCTGCCAGCTTCGCCGCCTTCTCGCACAGGTCATCGAGTCGTGACGTCATGGTCCTCCGAAAATCAGCGCCGGGTTGAAGGTGATGCGGCGGCCTGGCTTCCTGAAGAGCCCCAGGCGCAGCGAGCAGGTGGTGAACACCTCCCGGGCGTCCTTGGCCGCAAGCTCGAGCAGCGCTGAGCCAAGCCCCCGGCGCCGAAAGGGGTGCTTGACGTACACGTAATGGACCACGTCACCCCGGTAACAGACGAAGCCGAGGTAGTGGTCAGGGTCGCCGGGCCAGTGGGCCATCAGCGCGTCCGACGTCTGGAGCGCCTGCGTGATGAACGCTCGCCCCGAGTCGAGCCGCATGCCGCTGGTGGGGGCGCGACTCATGTCGCCGCTTGCCTTCGGGTCGGTGACCGACATCAGCCAGGCGTTGATGACGAAGTCCCACGCCTGCTCGCCGTTTGGCTGGAGTCGCCGCGTCTCGAAAGGGACGGGCTCTCTCCCCGTCACACGGGTATCAGGACGTGCGGCTGGGCTTGGCTTTCCGGTCATGTTCTGCGGCTCCCTCGGCGGGCATCGCGCCTAGGCGGCGCAGAAGCTCGTCGGTGAACTTTTCCGGGTTGAGCTTGTGGAGCTGGGACCATTCCGCGTTCGCCGCGTCGGCCGCCACGCGCCATAGGTGCGTGAGGGTGATGCGGTCGCCCGTCTTCAGCTCTCCGGCCCGAGCAGCCTGGAGCAGGCGGTCAGCTTCCAGCCACGCCGCTTCGGCGAGGGTGTCGGCTACTTCCTGGGGGCTGCGGGCCATCTACCCATGGGGCGGGGTTGGCCCCAGAGGAGAGTAGCGTCCCCGTTTCGCCGGGGACCACGCGGACCCACCGCGCCAGCGGCTTACGCGGCTCTCATTTGTTCGGCCGCACCGGGGAATCGAACCCCTGTTTCCTTGCCAAACCTCGGTCAGCGAGCGGGAATCGAACCCGCATTATCTGTGCGCCGTTCCCTGACCCTACGGTACATCTTCACGTTGTTGGGCTTCACCATGTCCGCCCCGAGGGCCCTCATGTGGCGGGTCACCTCCCGGCACCAGTGAGGGTTCCACTCCCCCTTGCCCATGAGGTCGGAGAGGTAGACGTAG